TGTTAACTGGTTCCCTGGCATTGTGATCACTGGATCGACACCTGGACCAAAAGGATACCCACCAGCACCATCTGCGACAGTGACATTGTAAAAAATTCCGCCAGCTAGTGTAAAACTGATTGTGGCAGAACCATAGGTAAAACCCAAGCCTGTGTATACTTCTGCAGGCGCCCAAGGACGGCCCAATATCAATCCTCCGGTATTTGGATTGTCCACAATACTATTATTATTGTATTGTGTCGGTAACTGACTTAAATCATATGTTGCTCTGGGATTCCCAACTGCTGCGCGATCTATAGCCGCAAGATCAAGTTTTGCTTTTTGTTTAAGTTCTTTTGTTGCCAGAGTAGATATTCCGTTAGCTGCCATAGTCAAGTATTTATACTGCCAAAAAGAAACCCGCCGAAGCGGGTTAGCATATAATGCTAATTGATTACTGCACTACATAATTTTCAAGTTCAAAATAGCTATTACCACGAGCCACACTGGCTTCAATCGTTTTGTCCCAGTCTCCGGATGCATGATTAGCGAATCTAACTTCGGCCGCATCTTCGATGGTGTCAACCAAAGAAAGAAGTGCTTCGCTTAGATCTTCGTCGGGTAACGTAGAAATATGCTCACGCATAAAATCAATCACTGCTTCCATTTGCTGAATATCTAGATCCGCAATGGTAATTTGATCTGACAGAATATTATCCACTAGCTTTTCGATATCCATTACAATCCTTTGATGTATTCAATCAGTTCGCGAGCTTCACGCAAATCGCTGGCGTCAACTGCACGATCAACCATGGCCAATTGTTCTTGGTGTAGCATCTCAAGCAAGACATCAATATCTTCGCGACTGGTGCCAACCAGAGTCATTTTGATCAAATTGTAATTGTTGTTTGGGGTAAAATCTGCGTTCATAGTCTGCTCACAATGTTAAAAATTTAACAACCAACCCAATTGTATAAATTGCAAGAAGTGTTGCATTTATAACAATTAGACTCCATTCCCGCCATGCTATTGCCACTATCAACCAAAGCAGGGCACCCAGGTTAAGTAAGGCAGGCCCTAGCGGGTACAAGTTAATACTGGTACATACTGCTCCAACAATTGTTACAAAAGTTGCAAGCCACTTAAGATAAAATACAAGTTCTTTATTCATGCTGCTAGTATAGCAAAAAGGATCTTTTTGGTCTACCATTTAAATGTTAACAATTTAGCAACATTAATGAATAGTTATGTCGTCGTCAAATTGACTAAGATCTATAACTCCTAGTACCTTCATAATTTTTGCTATCGTTTTTGGTGGTTTGTCTGGAACTACTTCGGGAATAAATGCATACTTTAGATTACCTTGGGAATCGAAGATGAATCCATAATCTTCGTCTCCGATATCCTGGTAATCTGCATCAGCTTCTTGGATTTCGATTTCGGCACGTTTGGTCATCGCTGCCTCCTGTTCTAAGTGTATTTATGGTTTACTTGAACAGGATCAATGCCATTAATGTGGCCTGAATTACAAATCCCAATCCAATAGTGACTACATTGAGCAAGTCACGCAAAATAACTGCTCGACCAAATAACAACACAAGACCCAGCCACATAAAAAGAACTACATCTACACTAGGAGTAGTGTCAGTCAATCCAGTAAGCAAGGCAAGCAGTGTTGGGATGGTAGCAGCGTGTAATGCAATGGCCGCCAACCAGCCCATGGTTTCTGCAGAAATTTTGCTAAAGTGGGTAGAGAAAAATTCTACCACACTTTGTTTTGCACGATCAAAATCAATTTTATTTGAATTTTCCATTTTTACAATTTTTGATTTAGGGGTTGATGTTAATAATGGCATTGCGTATCCTGCTTAACTACCATAAAAAATATGGCGTCCAATTTTGGCTATAGGCTTTTTGCCCCATCCTGGTTGAACATAGTCAGCATGATAATACATTGCATTTTTGAGACTGGGTAGTCTGAAACCTTCTAGTAGTACTTTTTTAGCGGCCTCTGCACTTTCGTTATACAAAGGTTGATGCACAGGACGTACTCTATGAGTACCTTCGCAGTACCAACTGAACTGGCAAACTACTTTTGAATATACCACATTCTTCTGGTATACCACAGCACAGATATCATTGGGAAACTGTCCGCTGGCTGCGCGGTTGATTGTTACTTGAGCTACAGCGACTTTACCTTCAAACGGTTCGCTGGCAGCTTCCCAATAAATGTTCTGCGTAAGGCAACGTAGCTGGCGAGCTCTTTCTTCTCCAGTTACTGGTTGCATGGCAGTCATCTCGGCCTTGGCGACCTTGAGTGATGCAAATTTGTTTTTGGTGACCTCTACCAAGGTGTATGTGGCCAACCACATACCAAAAACGATTGATACAAATTTTGTCAAATTCGGCAAATGTTGTCTCATCTTTTTTCCCTCCTTCTTAAGGTTGTAGTTTTATATAACCATCTAAATTTCAAGAAAAACTCCACTATAACCCATTAACTGAGTAGATTATAGCATCTTTTAGAGAAAAAATCTAGTTATATGGTATTATTTTCAGGTCCAATTTAACTGGTTGCCTGTAAAATTTTTGTATAGTCTGCCGAAATGTTATCAGGTATGTTAACCAATCTTTGAGCATTTTGATTGGTACCTTCCTGCAGACTGGCTCGAACTGCCTCTCCATATTTTGAATTTTGGTCGGCAATATTTGAAAAAATTTCTTGATATCCTAATGTTGTTTCTGATCCATAACCTGGTAAACTTCTTGCCATACTCATCAAGGGAACACTCGAAGAGATTGACGACGGTGCGCCGAGATTTATTCCGACCAAACTACTTAGTGCAGTTTCTCTCGATAACTGCGTCAATGTGTTGTTTATTTGAACATTGGCTTGATCAAGAATCGGAGAACTATTTAAACTGTTGTTGAATGCAATTATAGCAGAAGTCAACGCTGCAAGCGACCCAATTGGTGAACTTGCTTTATCATTGTTGTAAATGGCAGTCAGTTGGTTTTGTACCGAACTTATCAAACCAGACTGTTGTAGGTAGGCATGAGCATTGTTTATCAATTGAAAATTAACAGTAACATTGGCGCCGGCCACAGTGCCTAATATGTCCACAATGCGAGGATTACCGATCGGTCCTGTGCCAAAGCCTTTGCCAATAGTAGGTTCGATTGTTGTCACAACATCTGCTGGCAAAGGTGCATTTTCAGCTTCTAACTGTGTAAGATTCTCTGTGGTTACCAAAGAATTCAAGTAATTGGCCAATTCTCCAGAAGATTGATAGTTGCCCCCAAGTTGTCCAATACTGTTTGATAATTCAGTCATTGATCCTTTTGGCGTTAACACTTGTAAGTTGTTGGGCAGCATTTTTTTACTGTCAAACAAGTCTGCAAGACTTTCGAGAACCACACCGGTTCGAGTAGTTACACTTAACACAGTGAGAATTCTAGAGAGATCATAACCTTGTACCTCTCTAAACATGTCAATCAGTTGACTATCATTCCTTGGTGTGGTTTCTTGGTATATGGTTCTTAGATAGGGTGCCAATATACTACCAACTCCTTGCCGTCTTAAATTTTCTAAAAAATTCAACGGAGTAAAGGCCAGAAACAAATTACTAAAATCAAAAGCAGTGCCCAACAATCCTATTGCTGCTGCTAAATCTCGTATGGCCTGATTGAAACCTCTGGGATCATTTCTCAATGGTTCTAGATATCTGGTAGCACCACCTGAAGTGAGATCAGAATATTTTTTAGCGCCTAGTGCAATGTTTGAAAAGTTTTGATTGGAATATTTTTGAAGACTACCATACCATGGCAAAACTGCCGAACAGAATCCAGATGCTTGTGCCAAGAAGCTGGCGAAATTTTTGTAGCCGGGAACAGAATTCACCAAAATCAAATTGGCACGAGTAGTCACATTACTGGTAATCGCTATATTTGAATTTCTGCCTGTGACCCATTTTGGCAACAGTGAAATATTTGCAGCCAGTCCTGCCACATTGGCTGCTGTGTTAGCCTCACCTGCGTAAATGTTATTGATCAATGTGACAAATGTTTGCGAATTGAACGTGTTCAAAGTGTTCAGCATATTTTGACTAGTGACCAGTCCTTGTCCGGAAAGAAAACCGGCAAGTGCAATAGTTTGTGCAGAACTTACTGTACTCATGTCACTGTCCTACTTCAACATCACCACTGCCCACGATAATACTATGGCCACAAGTGTTTCCACTGCCCACCCAGGCCACAAACTTGCCGTCGGCCATGACTGTTCCACTTCCGTCAGTGATAGTAGGTGCTGCATGAGGTGGGTGCGGGGGTCCATAGGGCGAATGGGCTGTAAGTGTGTCACCGATCAGACCAACTAATTTACCGTTGACCATTACTGTGCTGGCACTTGAAATTATAGCGCCACCTTCTTCGTTGGTGTCTTGATCTCTAGCAATTGCTGGCATTAGATTACTATGCTTCCTTTGGTTACAGGTTGTATGCCAGTTGTGGTCTGAATGTAGTGGTTTTCCATCTGATCAATCACTTTACTGTGCATGATAACATGAGTCTTGCTAATACTTATGCTGTTTTTTTGGTCAGCAGTAAAGAGACTTTGCACTAGACCTATGCCTTGTGCGCTAGGGATTACTGTACACGGCTTATCTACAATAAATTCAATAGGGTTATCCTCTAAGACCTTGGCTACGATTTCGTCACCATTAACTATTTTGAAGGCTATAATATCGCCCGAATCATATTTTTTATTGATTAACATTTTTATCCTTGAAGTTGTTTAAAAAAACTATCTGGTTTTCCTGCGATACCTTTGAAGCCACCTTCAATTAATTCATAACCGCGAAATATTTGTGGTACACTTCTAAGACCTTTATCTAGTAACATTTGTCTTGACTCTGGATCAAGCTCGATATTGACTTCGGTATAGGTTACTCCTTTGCTTTCTAGTAGCTGTTTTGCCCTGTCGCAAAACGGGCAATTATTTTTTGAATATACAGTTAACACATTTTCTCCTCTATAACTTTGTCTTTTTTTAATCTTGGTAAAACATATTCCGTCATCCAGAAACCAAGTCCTTGGTAATTGGGATGAAAATTATCCTCAATGAGTAGTTGCTTTTCTAAGCATACTTCATACAAACATTTTTTATCTTGCCCAAAAATAAATCTTGAAAAATCTAATTGACTAGCTAATTTAGCTAAGATATCATATCTGTATATTCCAAAATTTCTATTAATCAAATAATCTTCTTTATTCCAGTAATTTACATAAGACATAAAATAGTATTTTTGTTTTTTATTTTGAAGATAATTTTGTAATTTTATCATTTCTAACAAACTTTTTATTGCCCTGGTACATTCATTACCTTTTTTTGTTATTTCTTTGAATGTTTTTTCTACTATCAAATCTCCGGCAGGCAAATAACGCACATCATTGTATACCGGAAGGTTATTAATATCTACTAACGGATCAACTATATAATCTTGCCTTTGTAGTCCCGACCACATTACAAGAACACAATCGTATTCAATGTCATTGAGCGTTTGCTCTATAATTACACTTTCGGAAATATATTGGTTTCCGGCACCGGCCAACCCTAAATTTTTAGTTTCTCCATACGGTTCCAACCACGAATGCCAACCAGAAAAACTACAACCCGAAGTGAGAAATTTCATTACAAACTAAATCCATGTTTTATATAATGTTATCTTTTTCTAATCTTTGACATAACAATTCCATCCAATATTCATATCCTTGGGTTGTTGGATGGAATCTGTCATCGGATATAAGATTTTTATTGTAGCAAGCCTCAAATTCACCCATGCCCTCGTCTAAAATCCAATTTTGTATATTTAATTTTTCAATTAAGAAACTATTTTCTGGAAAATGACTGGCACTGACTTCGCTACTTTCTCTAAGAGCTGGTTCTATTAAAGTCTCATTAAATTGATTCATTATGATACTAAAATAATGCGGTGTTCCCAAACTAGCCAGATAGTTTTGTATTTTTAGCATTTCTAGAAAACTCAGATAGTGTAGTTGTTGTTGATCAAGAAATTTATGTATTCCCACAAAAATCATGTCGGCGTACTGATGTTTCAAATGATCCCAACTACCTATACCACCAGTAAAAAGATATTTTGCATCATATATAGATCCTTTAGCCATCCAGTTGTGAAAATAGCTATGATCGTCAACTACTACATCAAGTCTCGATAGCGTAGACCAACTAACATATATTAAATCAAATTTTTCTCTAGCTGTTGCCGCAATTACCGAATCGGCTATAAATTTATTCCCGGCAGCGGCATGACTTAGATTAGTAATTTTGCAACCGGGTATCTTTTGTGAAAGTATTGGCTCTAACGCCATGCAAAAGCTACACCCTGCTATCAAAATCTTCATTACAGACTGAAGCCTTTAACGGGCAATTATTTTTTGAATATACAGTTAACACATTTTCTCCTCTATAACTTTGTCTTTTTTTAATCTTGGTATTACGTATTGAGTCATCCAATAATCATACCCTACAGCACTAGGATGAAAATCGTCTGAGTGTAACCCGTTGCATTTTTCTGATGTTTCAAAAATACAGTCATTATTTTCCGCAAATATAAAATTATCAAAGTCAATTTCATTACACAGCACTTTTAATTTTTCATATTTAAAAACACCAAAATTATAATTTTTTACATTATCTTTATCATTCCAGTAATTCACGTAGGACATGAAATAGTATTTGATTTTTTTATTTTTTAGAAAATTTTGCAACTTTATAATTTCTAGTATACTTCTAATGCCTCGTGTCAATTCGTTACCTGACATAATGATACTCTTGTATTCTTTTAGTTTGTGTACTAAATCTCCATAAACTAGATAACTAACATCATCAAGCGCCTGATGATCTTTATTTGCTGCTAAATGGTCTACTATAAAATCTATTCTTTGTAATCCGGACCACATTACCAAAACGCAGTCGTATTGTTTCTTACCAGCCGATACTTCAAGTATAATACTGTCACTAATGTATTGATTTCCTGCTCCCGGCACGCCAAGATTTTTTACTTGACCAAATTCTTTTAACCAGACAGGCCATCCACTGTTATATTTTTCTTGACCTGTAAAACTACAACCCGAAGTTAAAAAGTCCATTACAAACTAAAGCCTTTAAAAGTATTATTATCTACATCTTGTTTTGTGCCACCAATCACATAACTTGAAATTTCTGTTTCTTGTGGAGCCACTTGTACTTCTGCGCCAGCAATCCATTTGGCCGTCCAAGGTAATGGATTGGATCCTGGTTTCATTCCGCAATTCAATCCTACTGCTGTCATACGCTTGCAGGTCAACCAGTCCACATATTGACTCAATAACTGTTCATTGAGTCCAATCATTGATCCGTCTTTGAACAAATAATGTGCCCAGGCTTTTTCTTGGGCTGCTGCTGCCAAAAACATTTGCTCACATTCTGCACGAGTTTCTTCTCGGATAGAAGTATAGTCGGTATCGTCTGCTGGAAGCAGCTTCAGGAGGGTCTGTGTTGACCCAAGGTGTACATTTTCGTCTCGTGCAATGAGCTTAATAATTTTAGCATTACCTTCCATCTTTTTCAACTCTGCAAATGCCCAACTGCAAGCAAAGCTCACATAGAATCTAATGCCTTCTAGTGCGTTAACACTGTTAAGGCACAACCATAGTTTCTTTTTTAGGTCTCTGCGATTGACGACAATTTCTTTTCCATTAACTGTGTGAACGCCGTAACCAAGTAGATTATAGTACTGTACTGTTTCAATTAGATCATCATAATAACGACTAATGTCCTTGGCACAATCTACAATCTCTTTTATATCCGTGAGCTGATCAAATATAACACTAGGATCGCTATAAACATTACGTATAATATGAGTATAGCTGCGACTATGAATAGTTTCGTTGAACGCCCAAGTTTGAATCCAAGTTTCGAGCTCAGGAATAGTAGCGATGGGAAGAAAAGCAAGATTGGGACTACGACCTTGAACACTATCCAAAAGGATTTGTCGCTTAAGATTACTTGTAAAAATATGTTGTTCATGTTCTGTTAGTTCTTTGAAGTCTTTTGCATCTCGAAGTACATCTACTTCTTCTGGTCGCCAGAAGAATCCTAATTGTTTGTCTGTTAGTTTATCAAACTGCCTATACTTAAGTGTATCGTACCGTTGGATTGGTTGTGCCCCAGAAACGTCTAAAAATGCTAACGATTCAGTGTGTTTATTCTTATTATTGATGTTAAATACGCTCATTATTGTTCCTGTACATAAGTTTTTGCAAATATGTCTTTTTTTACTACACCGTAGTCACCGGGACCATGTTTGACTATAAAATCTTCGCCGGCCTGGTAATTTAATTTTTCTCCCCAACTGGTTGCAACTGAACCATCATGATCAGCCATTTTGGCTAATTTAACAATTTTCTTTGGGTAGCAAACACCATCACCTGCGTCATCTTTTAGTTCACGAAACTTTTCCGGCGGCATGGGATATTGTTCACCTTTTGGGCCAGTTAAAATATAATATCCTTGTTTATAATTTACTGGACCTTCTAACGTTTGAATAACTCCGTCAGTCTGTGCTATTTGATACTTTTCAGGATTAGGTTGCTTATAAGTCTTAAACGCACCCTTGGCGAACCAATCATCGGTAATGCCTCGGTCCTCAAATAAATTTATATACTTTCTGATATTCATATTTTAAATTACGCAGCTATCACAATCTTCTTGATCGAGCGCCGGGCCTTCTTCAACGAATTTTGACTCAACTAATTTATCAATATTGATTTCGCCTTGGCCATCAAACGTATTAAAATAGTACAGTTGTTTTAATCCATACTTATAACACATTAGAAGATGCTGTAACATTTCCGACATAGGAATTTTTTCATCGTCGTAGTATTGTGGATTGTAGGAAGTATTTACACTGATACCTTGGTCAATATACTTCTGTAGCACTGCACATAGCTTGAGATAACCCTCGGGACTTATTTGGTCCCACAGCAGTTCGTATTTGTTCTTTAATCTACGATACTCAGGCACAACTTGACGTAATGCACCATGTTTGCTTTGTTTAACGGACACATACGAACGTGGTGGCTCAATTCCGTTGGTCGCATTACTAATTTGTGCGGAAGTTTCTGCAGGCATTAGTGCCATTAATGTAGCATTTCGTTGTCCTGTACGCTGCACCTGTTTACGCAACTCTTGCCATGGCATACGCTCCTGATAGGGCACCAGTTCATCAACATCTTGTTTACGTGTGTCGATAGGCAATTGACCTTTTGAACTCTTGAGATCTTGCCATCTGGTGCAAGCGCCTTGTTCTTCTGCGAGGTCTGCAGAAGCTTTAATCAAGTAATACGACCAAGCTTCTGCATACTCGTCTACTAAAGATAATGCTGCTGGATCACTATAACTAACATCGTGTTTGGCCAAGAAGTAGGCAAAATTAATAATACCGATGCCCAATGGTCTAAATTCTTCTGTAGCTAAACGTGCTGCAAGGATTGGATAGTTCTGATAACTCAATAAAGCGTCCAATCCACGAACCGCCAACTTACACATTTTTTCGAAGTCATGGGGGCCTTTTACATTGCCCCAATTGATCGCTGATAAAGTACACAGGGCGATCCTACCATCCTCGTCGTTGACATCTCGTAACGGCACAGTTGGCAAATCTATTTCTGCACAAAGATTACTCATCTTGATTGGTGCTACCTTTTCATCAAATGGTGAATGCGTATTTGCATGATCAACATTCTGGAGATAAATGCGTCCGGTATCCTTGCGTTCCTGCATAAATCTACTAAACAAATCTGCTGCTCGGAAGGTCTTCTTTCTCAACTTCGTATTACGCTCTGCTCGTTCGTACAGTTCTTTGAATCGGTCTTGATCTGTGAAAAAAGCAGAGTACAACTCTGGTACATCATTGGGACTAAAACAAGTAATGTCGCCACCTGCAATTAGTCTTTCATACATTAACTTATTAAATTGTACGCCATAATCCATATGGCGTACACGATTGTCTTCGGTTCCTTTGTTGTTCTTTAAAACAATCAAATCCTCAATCTCGTAGTGCCAGATTGGGTAGTACAATGTAGCGGCGCCGTTACGGACACCCCCTTGCGAACAACTCCTTGTTGCACTTTGGAACAACTTGTAAAAAGGTATAACCCCAGTGTGGTAAGCATCTCCGTTTCGTATTGGGGAGCCAAGTGCTCGTATTCTACCTGCGCCAATTCCGATCCCGGCTTTCTGGCTGACATACTTGACAATACCACTAGTGGTAGCATTAATGCTGTCCAAACTATCGTCAGTTTCGATAAGAACACAACTACTGAATTGCTTTTGCGGAGTACGTACACCGGCCATAACAGGAGTAGGCAAACTAATATCATGTAGGCTGATAGCATCGTAGTAATCCTTCACCCATTGTAATCTGGTTTCTCGTGTATAATTTTGAAACAATGTTGCAGCAATAAGCATATATGCGATTTGTGGAGTTTCATATATATCATTGGTTACTCGATTTTGTACGAGATACTTACCTCTCCATTGCTCCATTGCTACATAAGTGAAATTTTCGTCTCGCTCATGATGTATGTATGAATTTAGTTTAGTCCATTCGTCTTCGCTGTAAGCGGCGAGAAGGCCTGCGTCATAAAATCCAGACTCCACATTTGTTCTAACTAAATCAATCAAAGAACAAGGAGTATAATCACCATATACTTGTTTACGGAGATGATAGTTTATTAATCTACCGGCTACATATTGATAATTAGGCGTTTCTTCGCTAATCAAATCGGCTGCAGATTTAATTAATGTTTCTTGAATATCTGCTGTTTTTATTCCGTTGTAAAACTGTATGTGACTTTTAATTTCTACTTCGCTTGCACTAACTCCTGTGATTCCTTCTGTAGCCCACATGACCACTCGGTGCATTTTTTCTATATCTAATAATTCTTTACGTCCATCTCTTTTTGTAACTTGAATTTGTGTCATCAACGCCTCTTAGTATTGTTCTAATTTTAAATCTGCTGCTGTGTAGCAGTGTTTTAATTTTAAATTTTGATTTATGTGTTCTTTATTTACAATAGCACCCTCAATCAAATTAAGTACATATTTTCCTCGAGCAAGGTAAGCTATATTGTAAGTATGACGCTTAATTAGGTCAGAGTATATGCGTATTTCGGGTAATAAATTATTATGTTCAGATAGATGTAAAGTATATACAATTCCTAATACTTTAGCAAGATCACAGTAGTAATTTTCTTTCAATAATTCCCATGGATCTGGCCAATCATTGGTAGAATTTTCCGATAGATAAAACGGAGAAAATGGACATTGGCTCCAGAATTGAACAGTTTTTTCTAATGCCGTTTCTAATGGCATAAAACTTATTTCTTGCCTAAAAGATTTCCACCGAGCTAATCTTTTAGATTGGTCTAGTTTAAAAATCAATTAAATTTTATTAGATTGTAATCAAATGTTGCAGACGCACCCGAGGTTAATGATACAACTAATGAATCATTATTGGCCGATATTATTGCTCTAATTGACACCCCGGTTTCAATAAATTCATCATTTATAAAAGTCGATGACGAACCATTCACAAAAGAACATTCACCAAATCTTCTTGCTGAACTATTGCTGATTTGATACTTTATACTTCCCATAGTATTTGCTGCTATTGGAATAACAGTCTCGGCTGTAGTTATAGTTGTAGATTTGGTTGATAAAATTTGTAGTTTTCCTAATCTTACTCCAGATAAGTCATCAAAATTACCATATTTTGTATCTCCGATACTAACTAATTCTGAAGTATTTGATTGAAATACATTACCTACATTACCAAAATAATTACCTACACTTATCAAGTTTTCTAAACCGACTACAGATAAAGCATTGTAAACAATATTATCAAACATGCTATTAAAGATCCTGACGCTACTAACAACATTGTTGATAGTTACTGCATTGCCTGCTCTAATAAATTTACATGAGTCAAAAGTAACCGCATTTGTATTACTTACAGTTGAACGTATATTAATTAAATTTGCAGTTGTAAGATTGGAAACAAAACTAGTGTTATAGATTTTTACATTGGTTGCACTATCAATTATGAATAGTGGGGAACTTAATGATAAGTTTGAATTAAAAAAACTCAAGCCACTAATTTCAACATCATTGGGTTTAGTTGCACCATTTGTACCTATTGATGTTGAGTTTTGAAATTTACTATCTGTAATATTAGCAACAGAATATGCTGCTTGTGTTAACTTGATAATACTGCTAGATAATCCATCGCCCACCAATCTGGCGTATGTTGGTATTGTTAATGAGTATGAGGTTAAGTATGTGCCGCCAGGAAAATAAATTGTTCTTCTTGCTCTAGGTTCAATGTTACTTGCTGTTGATAGATAAATTTGTTGAAGTGCTCTATTAATAGCTGCTGTATCATCTGTGACGCCGTCACCAACTGCGCCAAAATCTCGAATATTAACAATGTCATCAAGTTTATCTTGTAAACTGCGTTGAATAGGTGATAAAGAACTAGGACCAGTTTGTGCAGTATATCCGGCTAAGTTGCCAAAAAATGAATAACTACCTAACAGTCTAATTAATTCGCCAGAGTCAAGTGATTTTTGTGTAAGTATTTCGGTTACACCAGTGCTGGGTGCACCTTCCTCAAGAGTGCCATTACCAATGTATAACTTTTGTTCATCTACACTCCAACCTAATTCGGCCGAAGCTAACTGTGGCAAATCTTGCTGAAGTCCTCGTCTGTGTTGAATTCTACTTACTTGTGTAACAGCCATGCTAAATCCTCAATTGTTGTGTATTTAGCTTGTAAGATAGTAGAGCTCTACTCTACGCATCCATTGATCGCTCCAGTACTGAAAATCCTTAGGTTCTAGTATGAATTCTTGGTACTGAGGAGTGGTGTTTTCATCAGCAGGTTTAGCACACATGAGAATAATTCCCGAATTGATCTGGGTTCCGTGTGTATCGTTGTGAGCTGCCGCATACGCTGCGAGCTGCAAAAAATAATCGTCGATCCATTCACGTTTTTTAGGTTTATTCGTTTGCTTAAAATCCATGATTGCAGGCTGTCCCTTCCATAGGCCGACACAGTCAGTAGTACCAGCATACAGCCCAGAATAATATAAAGGCACCTCGCAACCCCAATATTCATCAACATGTTGCAATCCTTCTAATATAACCTGTGCCGCCATAAACCAACTTGGCTGTGCGAACGGATTTGTAGGTAGTTCTCCTAAATCGTCATTCTTAATGTAACGTTCAAGATAGGTATGCATTCTAGTTCCACGATTAGCAGCTTCAGTGGTGATCTGTTGTGCTCGTTCAACACCTACCCTATTTTTCCATTCTTGAAGTTTTTGTCGTGCTTCTGCTGGTTTGGTCTTATCAAGTATAGTTGTAACACTAGGAACACGACTTCCATCTGGAAGGGCATAATGACGCTTACCTTCTACGCTTTCTCTGGCTAGAGGCGTATAATCAAATTTTGCTGTAATCATTTAAACTCGGAAACTTTCGCCGCAACCGCATCGATCTCGTTCATTTGGGTTAATAAATTCAAATCCTTCGTTAAGTCCATGACGTCTGTAGTCCATTGTAAGACCATTTATATATGGATGGTCTTTACCGTTAACCCACACTGTGACTCCATTACTGTCGTACTTTATCCAATCACGGGTAACCGGGGGAGTGTCTACATATTCTAGTTTATAAGCCAATCCAGAACATCCGGTGGTTCGAACACCAATCATGATGCCTATTCCGCTACCGCGTCTAGATATTTGTTGTGTAACTTTCTTAGCTGCTAGATCTGTCAGTTGTATCATTTTTTATTCTATAATCTGATAGTGCGGCTTTGATAGCATCTTCTGCTAAAATGCTACAGTGTATTTTAACTGGAGGTAACGCGAGTTCTTCCGCAATGTGGGTATTCTTAATTTCTGCCGCTTCATTAAGACTTTTTCCTTTAAGCCACGTAGTAACCAGCGACGACGATGCGATCGCCGAACCGCAACCATATGTCTTAAATTTCGCATCTGTAATTACTCCATCGTCTACTTGTATTTGTAACTGTAATACATCCCCGCATGCAGGAGCTCCAACTAATCCTGTACCAACACGCGGATCATTTTTATCTAATTTACCTACATTACGTGGATTCTCATAGTGATCCAGAACTTGACCTGAATAAGCCATATGGTCTCCTTTGAGTTATTATAAATTATTTAACCGCGTTTTGCAAGAGCAGATTTGGCCATTGCATCAACAGTCTTTTCCGGAGCGGTTTTTGGTGCATATTCGCCTTGAAGATCATTCTCTTCATCGTCATCTGCAAACGGTTTAAGATAGACATATTTTACAATCTGGCTGCCAGAATTGTTATTTATTGACACCTGATCAGGATTGTTTGGATTGGAAGTTACACTAACGTCCTTAATGTCCTTGATCAATTCTTTGACATTTTCGTTGTCGGACTTCAATTGAAGTAATGTATCTAAAGTGAATTGTGGATGTTGCAGTTGAACAAGATTAATTAAACTATCTGCTCTAACTCTAGGTACTGCATGATTATCGTGTGCTCTATTTCTTAACGCCTCAAGAATATCTATCAAAGAGAAGACTACAGGATCTGCAGCCTCATCCTCTAAGATATCGTCTAAAGTATCTTCGACAATAATTTCGTTAACACGCATTAACGCTTCTCACGACCTAACGAAGATGTTCCGCCGGCTGCTGCATCAGTTGCCCCAAAACTATCTGTTTCAATTTCACCGCCGACTACAGGTGTAGAAGGCATTTGGCCTGGAGTACCACCAACTGCGGCATTCATGCCTCCCATATCCATTGGTTGTGCAACCTGCTCTCCAGCTAATGCACGAGCAGCGTTATCAGCAGTACCTCTAGCCGAACTTAATTGTTGTGACATTTCTTGCAGTAAAGGTTCGACTGCTGCTTTAAATGCATCTGCTTGTTCCATGCCAATCTGATCGCGGATCGTATCTAGTAATGCAGGCATTTGCTCATTTTGCATTTTGCTAACTTCTTCGAGCATGTCCTGGATACTATCAACCATATCCTTTGCAGCAAGAATAGCCTGGCTCTTACCCATTTCGCTTTCAGCTAACAGTATATGCTTGTTTTCTATCATCCAACGATGGATACCTTCACGTAACATGAGTAACTCCATATATTTGGAATTTTTTTCTGCAACATGAGCACCATGGCTTAATTTAACTTGATTTAGACTTTCAGTAAGTCCTTGGGCTAATTTAAGAGCTTTTGGAAAAGTCAAATTGTTATAATCAATTTTAATTCCAAAACGACTTTCCATTACCTTGTTAATTTTTTTTGTTGTGGGTTTGTGCCCCATTTCTGTTAATCTCATATTATTTGGTTCCCAAAGTTTAAGTATTTAGCCGATTTTAAAGTTTTTTTTAAAATTTCGGATAGTTGATTCTTTCTCCTAATAGATTGATAGTATCTATCATTTATAATGTTCCATTTAAAAGTATCTTTACAATTCTTTAGACTATTTTTAAAATATAAAATATCTAAATCTAATCTGCCTAATTTTCCGTCGAGCTCGGCTAACTCATAGGCAGGTAATAATTTATTATTTATCAAATAATAACAGTATATTATTGCTGCTAGTTTACTTTGAAAATCGTGGATAATATTGTCTTCGTTTTGAACTTTTACTCTCCAGCATGCACTATGAATTCCATTTATTTCATATGTGCCAAGTAAAAACCCGTAATTACCGCGTGGTATAATTACGGGTTGATTTTTATAGTTTTGTAATTGTTTTTCAGTCCATTCTGTTATATATTTTATGCCAAACTCAGAAAAAACTTGTCGTACTTCTTTAAATTTTTTTCTTGTAGTAAATTTTTCCTTTTTCATTTTTTCTATGTAAAATATCTTTGTTAACTAAATTATTTGCAATATATATCTGTCGTTGATCTAGATCTTTTTTAGCAATTTTTTTATCCTTATCAAACTTTCCCAGTACATCTGCTTCTTCATTAGTAATGGATAGTTTTACATTATTTAATAATTCTACTATTTTCATTTTTATTTCATTATAAAATGAACTATTGCTGTAATTAAGCCTGTTAATAGAGCTACCCCAAAAGCGGTGCCTATTGTAATGATCGTTCCTTGAGCTTTTTCGGTTGCTGTTGCTCCGTCCTTAGTCAATGATTGTGTCGTTTGATTTGCCATAAGTGTAGTTCGTATGACAATAATATGCTCCTCTAATTTATCCATACGTTCTTCTAAGTTATCTAATTTCTTTTCCAACGTACGGTACCTTTCAGCACATAAATCCACATGTGCTCCAAGGTCGGTTCTTTCGCTTTCAGCCATTTTATTATTTTTCTTTCGTAAAAAAAAGCAAAGGGTTCTGTGTACTTGCCTATAAAATGTGCCATGAGTAAAGCCTAATTGTGCCAGTGAATCAAAAGATATTTATAGACGAAAACGTCCTTCTATAAAGTATATGTTTTTAATAGATCCGTACGGGTAAAAAATAGGTAATATAAATCTAGCTGTTTCTGTTAATCCGCAAATGACAGGTACTTGAGCAAAATCTTTATCTAAATAACCTACAGGATCATTGTCTAATAGAAAAACATCTTGGGATTCTATACCAAAGCTAAACATCCAAACTTTTTGCCTAGTACCTAAAAAATAATCGCCAAATACTGTAGAATCATCTATATCAAGTTCGTTACAATAAGGGCCATCTATTAACTGAGGTTGTGATTTCAAACCTATACACTGTAATACTGTTTCCCAATTTCGTTGTTGATTTCTTTGTAGTTCATTTTCTGCCGTATGACGAATAACGCCGGTGGCAGTAATGTCAACTAATGTGGCACAAGTGTAAAATTTCATATAGATATTTATAGTCACAAAAAAAGCAGACCGAAGTCTGCCTTCTATTGTAGTTTATTAGATTAAGACACTACAAAACTTGTCCCACTTGTTACTGTAGCACTTGACAAGTTAACAGAACCTTTTTTAGTTCCAATTGCTTGTAATGCAGTTTGTAAAGAAGCTGCATCAGGGGCATTTACTCCGTCACATACCAAACTAATTACACCACTTGTTGGATGTGCATAATAAGCTAAAACCGGTGGAAATGCTTGAATAATTGCTTCATATGCTTCATTTGCTGCATCATCCTCAGCTGATAAGTTAACACCAGCATTTACTACATAAAGTGCAATACTTTGTCCGGGTTCAATTAAAGTACCTGTTGTACCTGCAAAAAAATAACCTGCACTGCGATCAATTCCAATTGGCATTTTTATTCTCCTAATTATTTGCGTTACCGCATGTATGTATTTATGGTACCTATAAAAAAAAAGCAGCCGAAGCTGCTTTCTTTACTGATATCAAATCAATTAAGCAATCTTGATACCGCTTGTGGTTGTAACTGTTGCTAGTGCAGGGAATACATTACCATACGCACCAATGTTTGCACCAGGTGTGCCATCGTGACTTAGTGTACGAATGGCAACTTGTAAATCGGCTGCTGTCCAACTGCTACGTTCAGTAATAACACTTAATTGTGCTGTTGAACCATTTGTATCAACTTGATATGCTAGAACTGTAGCATTTGAGCTGATTGTTTTTAGTAGTGTGTGTACTGCAGGATCTTTTTCTGATGCACTTGGGCCTCTTAATTCTGCTGCTAGGTTAGCAGTAGCACCTAAGGTAGTGATTTTGTAAGCCTGAATTGGGCTGTTTATACCTGTGTTAATAATTACGGCATTAGCATTTCTTGTTTGGCTGTCACCAATGTTATTTACAACTTGTGAATCGCCATGTACTCTTTGGACTCCGATTGTCATTTTATTTCTCCTAAATTATTTGCGTTTCCGCTGTTAATATTTATACAAGTTAGCCCATTTTTGCGAAATTAGCTGCACTAAACACTTCTCTATCTACAATTTTGACTAATCCAAACTGTGTAGGAAAAATGAATCCTTCCCCGGCTGGCACACCATTTATATATTCTTTAATGCCCTTTACTTGATTTGCTAATTGTTTAGCTAAATTTTGCTTAAACGAGTACATGGAATTCCATATGCTTTTAAGTCCTTGATAACCAACACTTTCGGTGACTTCCCCATTTTTATTTTGCATAAACAACACACCTTCGTAATTTGGACCTACTAGGTAATTAAATTGTTTTCCGCTAATTTGTGTTTGTAGCCAGTCATGTAATTCTTGATTGGTTTGTCCTGTAATTCTTTTATTAAAATAAGTTTTAATTTTGTCTCTAGTAGTTTGCGGTAAAGGAGCCAATAAGCTATCAACCTCTTTTCCGTACTTTTGAATACTAGCATCTGCTGCTCTTTCTTGTTGAACAGGAGTTTTGAGTGTAAACTTATTACCGGCAGTGGGGCTTATTATAGCTACACCACCTGGAACATTTTCTAATCCTTGCCCGTTCCATTGAACCGGTTGTTCTCCTATATTCTGGAAATATTGATGTACTACTACTCCGCCGACGCTGTTACCAATTATTTTTCCTAATGGACTTTTAATATCAACTTGATATTCTACTAGATTTGGCTTGAAAGCATACACTCCATTTTGTGGAGTTAATTTTCCTGCATACATCAGGTCGGCCCAGTAAAATCCAGGTCCTACGGTTGCAGCATCTAGTCCTGGCCATAACGCTGCTGCTGCATTATACAAAGTTCCACGTAAACCACCTGATGCTTTTTTTGCATCATAATCTTGCCATTCTTCAGGACCAGTTACTAGTACTCCTCTATCAAACATATATTTGTCAGCCATTCCTATTTTACCATTGGATAATCGTCCAAAAATAATAGCAGGGTATCCGTCCCATTTAATTGTAATGTTTGCAGGGTTAGCTATCAAGGTCTTTAAACTTGCTAACTGCTGGGCGGCAGCGGCGCTATTGATAAAGATAGCATCTTCTGGATGAGGAGTACGACCAGTGATTGCCTCGTTTAAAGATTGAATAAATTCTATATTCATTATCTGCGTCTTCTTTGAACTTTTGAAGATGGTGGCATAGGTTGATATCCTGGTGCCATTTGTGCTGTTTGTCTTTGAGCAGTTGCAAGATTTTCTAAAGCATTTATCAAAGTTGGATCATCAAGAACTTGTCCTTCGGGAGTTCTCCAAAGCCCATCGTTGTGTTTACTTATTTTTATTCCAGATTTAGTTGTTATACTATAAAGTTTAGGTACATTTTGACTAATTGGTTTTTTATCTGTTTTTGCGACTTTTTCTACAGATTTTTCTGCAGGTTGTTCAGATGGCTGTTCTGATGGTTGAGCAGCGCCTTGATCAATTTGATCTATGTTTGTAATTACTTTAGTGGTGTCTGCTGGTGCCTTTTCGATATCGCGGATCCCGGATTTGGCATGAACATACAAATCGCCAATATCTTTTGTATGTCTTAGTATTGTAGGTCTTATAACTTGACTTTGTTGTCCTAATTTTTTGTAAAACTTCGGTACAGAATATGTGTCAATTTCAACTTCATTAAGTATGTGTTTAATCTTCACGCCTAAATCTCCTTACACCACGAGCAAATTTAGCAGGATCCTGAGCACGTATGCTATTCAATAATCTACGCTCTAGTTCTGCTGCTTGTTCAGCATTGTAGTTTTCTTTGATGTAATTAATCAAATTTATAGCACCATGTATTACATGCCCGGCTCTACTTTCCACAAGATTTTCCCGGTCTTTTGTGACGGGCATGTGGGCAAGTTCATCAAGGATACTACGAGTACGCTTTTGCAAAATTTACTCCAGATTAGTTATATTTATAAGATTTAGGCTTTATGTGAAATACGAAGCTAACTCAGGAAATATCTCTGTGAAATTTAGATTTCTGCGTTGATCAAGTTGTTTAATTTCCAATTTAGTTTTTTCTAGTTCTATTGGATTATGCTTAAATGATTTTGAAAATTCAACTACCCAGGGATCATTTTTATTATTTTCTAAGCATTTTGTTAAAAGTTCGTCTGGCATTGCACCGAGCTCAAATTTGCTAAAAACATTGTGTCGTGTAATATCGTTGAAATCGCCCAATCTATTGGTGTTAAAATTTTGTGTTTTCCAGTTATGTAATTCTTGATGATAGTATAAATTCAAGCAACTTAGTGTTGGTTGTAATGCAAACATAACATTCACTGGAGCTTCTGATCGGTACCACATCATATTATCTTCAACATGATTCCAAACTGCTCCATATCTGATATATTCAAATCTTTTTCCTATATCATCAATACTAAAATAAACCTTGATTAATCTACATTTATCCCAAAGTTCAAATACCCGCTCAGGAACACGTAATGTTCCATTGGTATTATACCAAATATATAACTTTTTTAGTCCCACACGTTTATCAATATAATCTAATATTATTTCATGTGTACGAGTAAAAAAAGGATCCCCACCGTAAAAATGTATGTTATCTAGATTACTTAAATCAATTTTATCTAATATTTTAATAATGTCTAATTTATTGAGTCGAATCGGAAATGTTTTGTTGTCTATTCCCAACTCACGACGCCATTGTGTGCTTACTCGTGGACCACAATACACACAGGCAATGTTACAGGTAAAGTCAACTGAAATTTCTAATCCACGAGGACCAGATAAATCTGTTGATTGAGAATTATAATATTCATTAACTCCTTTGCGTAGACTGTGGGAACCATTTTTTTCCATGTATATACATTGCCTACAACCAGATTCATCTAATATATTGTTCTTATTATCTTCTCTAATTTTAATTAATTTACTGTTATTCCAACTATTGTTATCTATTAAAGGAATGCCTTCGGTATACCAACAACAAGGAGCTAATTCAACACCTCGATTAGTTAAATTAATACTTAAATTATTGTGTATATCGGCGCAAAATTGATCCATTACTCTGCCTTAGATTTTAATCCGGCTAGCATCTGTTTTAGCTTGGTGCTGTCAACATTTGCTTGCACGGATTTTTCAAGATCAAATCCGGGTTTGGGTTTGGCTGTAATCATAGGACTACTAGTTGTTGCAGTAGTCTTAATCTGATCCATAATCTGACTGCTGGTGCGGAATCCTTGACCACCATTTTCACTCTGAGCGTCTTCGCCAGGATCTGTAATACGTAGACTTTCTAGATTGAACTCAAGATCAACTTTTTGTCCTACACCACTCGAACTACGAGTTTTCATTAACTGTATTTGATATCTGCCACGCTCACGCATGGCTCTTGAAGTAAAGATACCAAACACATTATCTGCTGTGTTAATTTTACTGATACCACCCGAGATATGACTATGATCAAATTCAATTTCTTCCACAGCACTACGATTCAACTGCGACGCAGTAATCATCAGTATGTTAAATTCTCTTGCCAAGTTTCTGAGTTCTTCACTCACATATTTGTCTTTGACAAACAGATCACTGGGACTGACTTTGGCACTTACTGGCATGACCAGATCAAGATAGTCTACCATGATAAAATCTGTTTTTTGGCCTGTTTGTATTTCTAGTTCTTTTAGATAGGCACGAATATGATTCACATTGCTCTGTGCTGGCATATATTTAATTCAAAGCCTACCAGATTTTTTACCTAGAAATTTAATCTTCATTTCTAATGTGTCTAAATCTTTAAAAATTTCTTTAGTGCTACAATTTGCTGCCATTGCATCCATACGCATAGCAGTTAATTCTTCACTTAGTTCTAATGTTAAGAAAACACCATTAAGCCCGGCAGTGATCCAATTAAGAGCAATGTTTTGCATAAAAAGACTTTTACCACTACCGGAGCCGCCAGCAAAAATATTAAGTTCACCGCGATTCATTCCGCCAAACAGTCGTTGATCCATTGTAGGCCAGCCTGTGCTTACTTGTCCATTGTTCGATTTAATTTTTAATAGTCGAGCTCTAGGATCTTCAAAATAGTCTGTGCCCATGTCTTTGGTCAGACTGATCTGCACTGCATCTTTGATCAATTTTTCCACTGGATCAAAGTCACCTTTTTCAATCATGTCTGCTGCTCGAAGAATAGCTCGCTCTAGTTCTTGTTTACGACTAAAACTTTCAAATTCTGTCAGAAACCAGTCGTAATGACCTTCTCTTAGTTCAGGGACTTCACGTAATTCTGTTCCTGTTGCCGCTTGAATTTGTTCTCTTGTTGGAAGTGTTTTATGATCTTCGCTGTGTTTTTTAATAAAACGAGCAGCTTCACGTAAACTACGATCAAAGTTTTCTGCATTATAAATATTTTGAACACGCACATATGTCTCTGCATCCTGCAGCATCATTTCTAAAAATAGTTTTTGTAATTCAGAGTTATATTTTTCCATTATCATTTAATAAATTGTTAGTATTATAATGCGATTGTATTTGAGATTCAATTTTTTTTTGCTCTTTAATTTTTATAATTTTTCTAATCTTATTTCTCTTTTCATAATATGGTATTTCGTTTTCTAGTCTATCAATTGATGTTGCATCAGGAAGATTATATCCAAGATTTTTAACATGATCATTAAGTATCTTTGCTCGCAAAATTCTTTCTTGAAATGTTAAATCAGGGTTATCATTTGCTATCCAATTATCTATAAATTTTTCATCTATGTCGATGTTTAATTTTTGTATGTTATCCATTAGTGGAGTATTGGGTAGAATGCTTAATCCGTTGCCAATTTGAACACCTTGAATAATATTTTTTTTTGCTAGATGCTGATATTTTGAAAAAAAACTTAAAGTTTCGTTAAAATCTTCAATAGTTTCAGTTGGGTACCCTACGATTATCATGACATGAATGGGAATATTATATTCTTCACATTTTTTAAACGTGTATTCAATATCAGCATTGGTGAATCTTTTGTTCATATGTTCTCGAACTCGATCGCTACCTGTTTCTATACCTATTGAAATTTGAGCTGCAGATTTAGACATGAGATGCCAATAATTTTCAGGCAATTGCTTTTCGGATCTGATTATGTATTGGCTACCCCATTTTATAGGATTTGCCGCTGAACTGTTGTATTCATCTAATAACGTAAGAAGTTTGACGAATTCTTTAAGATGTCCGTTGTTTAAACTATCTGTAAAATGAAAATGCGAAATTTTATATTTTTGACTTTGATATTTCATTTCATTAAATACCGACTCTCCAGTTCTAAAATGATATTTGCTTGTTTGATGTACATCACAAAAGGAACATTTTCTTATACAACCGCGACTACTCATTATGGGCAAAGAAAGTTCAAATTGGTTGAAATCATAATCATCAAAATTTGGATATGATATATTTTTTAAAAAATCGTGTGTGATTGTAACTGCACTAAACGAATTAACGCTGGGTGAAACGTTACCCTTAAGCAATTGTACCAATGATTCTTCACCTGCGCCTCTTATATAATAATCAATAATACCTTTTTTTTGAAGATTGTCTGCAAAATCTGCATCATTGGCTATTCCAGAACTACTTAAACCTGATCCACCTAATAAAATTTTTGTATCTGGAGATTTTTGTTTTAAATATGAAACTAAAATTTTTGTGGCTTTTTGCGACTGAAAACTAAAAACGCTACAAGCTATAAATTTAGGTTTATGACTTAATATTTCATTCGCCCAATTTTCTATCATTTCAAAAGATTCTGTTTTGCCTCTAACGTGTTCGTCTGACATTGATAGTAAAAAACTTTCTACATTTTGTCTTGTTTCGTCAGTTAATTCAGCATACAATCTTATATTAAAGTCAATTATCTTTGATGAAAATCCTGCTTCACTTAAATAAGATTTTAATAATGCAGGGCCGAGGGTAACAGATCTCGTATGAATAACCGGAATAACACATAATACTATATCTACTGTTTTCATTTTAATTATTATGTTTGTTTTTCATAATTTTTATTCGTAATTTATTATGCTCGCGAGACGCTAAAATAGCAAACAACGTAAATAACTTACCATATTTAATAACAGCTTCATTTATATCTTTACAAGTTTCCTGCCATATAGGAAAACTTACTGTCCACCCTAATTCAATGGCACGATCAATGATTTTTTCACCAGGGCGATCAGCATCTGGTACAACAATTACTTCGCGTTGTAATCTATCAATTAGTTCTGCTTGTTGATCAGAAATTTCAGAACCATTTATACTTACACCATCTATGCTCATTGCATCAAAAGGACCTTCACATACGATAACAAATTTACTGTTTGATTTTTGATTATCAAGATTAAAAACGTAATCTGCCGGATGATTTGAATAATATTTAGGCTTAATTCCATCTGCGATACCACGTGCAGTGTAGCCTATAAGTTCCTTTTGATAGTAAAAAGGAACAATGATTCTTCGGTGCAAATTATAAGCTTCTTCCGGAGTCCAATAAAAATTATATTTATTGATATTTATTGCTCTGCGGTTAACATATTCTATTGCAGCAAGTAATTCAGCAGGTACATTGTTGTAATCACCGATACTGTAAAAGTTAGCTAGTTCGACTACATTTCGTGCTTGTTCGGGCAATGTTCTGGCTTCATACGCAATCTCTTGTTCAGGTTCCGGTTCGAGTTGTTCGGGTGCAACTAATTCTCGTAATCTGACTGCATCAATGACCAGTCGGCGCACAGTTAGATCATCTGCGCCTAACCAGGACAATAGTTTTCTAAACTT